AGCGAGGACCAAGCCGACGCCATGGTGTCGGCCATGATCGCCTCGTGGAAACGGTCGATCGACGAAGTGGATCGGCTGCGTGCCGAGAACCAGCGGCTGCGCGCCATCGAGGCGGCGGCGAGGGACGCCATGCGGCAAATCGACCGCGCACTGTGGGACACCGGCTTTCTGCACGATCTGCGGAACAACGCAAGAATCTGCGACCTGCGCGCCGCGCTCGCGGCGAAGGGGACCTGACCATGACCGACATCGACATCGACAAGCTGGAAGCGTTGCGAGAAAAGGCCGATCGCGGCTTTATCGAGCTTCACAAGGCGTACAAAAGCGAACTGTTCCTTTCCGCCCCCGCGCTGATCGCCGAGATCAGGCGGCTCCGCGCCATCGAGGCGGCGGCGAGGGAGTATGTGCTGGAGACGACCCGAGGAACTTTTGAGAGTGCTGGCAAGGCGTTCTTCGTCCTCGGTCGCGCGCTCGCGGCGAAGGAGACGCCGTGACTACGCGCACAAAGGCGATCTCTGCGCTTGAGGAACTCGCCGTCATGTTTTCGTGGATTAGGTGCGAGCACTTGCACCACAAGATTGGTGACCGGCACGACAGCAACGACTCGTGTCCTGCTCTTGGAAGGTTCAGGCATTCCTTGGTGGTGCTAGGTGATTACATCTCCCAGTCCACGATTGTCGTGGAGCAGGAGCAGGCGAAACCGAAGCGCAAGAAGCCCAAGCGGGCGAGGGGGGAGAAGTGAAGAAGCAGACGTTCAAGGCGTGGGGCCTGTTCTCAAAGCGCGGCAACTTGCAGTCAACGGAAACAGAACCGCTCTTGTTCCTGACGCGACGCAGCGCAAAGGAATGGCTTCCCGATAGCCGGTGGCTCCCATTGGAGGACGCGGAAGTGATTCAGCGCGTCACCGTCGCCGTCGAGCCGATCAAGCCCAAGAGGGCGAGGGGGAAGAAGTGAGAAATCCAATCTGGCCGATGTGGCCGTGCGTATGCTGTGATGCGGCGGCGACGCACCGAGACGAAGCCGGCAACGCTCGGTGCGAGGAGCACCGTTTGTCCGAAGACATCGAAACGATGGACGCCGAACGATTGCGGCAACTGGTCCGCAACCTGCAAGCCGATCTTCAAATCGCCGCGACCCCGAGTAATCGGGAGCACAGTCTGCAAACCAAGCTCGACGCTCTGCGTGAAGAGCACCGCCGCTTGCGCGCAGCCCACTACAAGTTGCTGGACAAGAACTCGTACCCGAACGAAGAGTGCAAGAACTGTCTGTGCAACATGCGAAGCGGCTGCGAACTGCAACAAGAATGGAACCGCAAAAAGGCAGGATTATGAGCACCGCAGACGACAGTCTTGTGCAAGCCCTGTTCCGCGCCCTGCACGCAGCCGAGCGCAGCAACATCGGTCGCATCGACATCGAGGCCGCGACCAAGGACGGCGTGGCGGGGCTGACGATCATGGCCATGCCGACGCAGTTGGCGGACTACGTTGGCCAGCAGTTGGCATCCTTCACCGTGATCGACATCGGGAGGCAGAGGCCGTGAGCGGAGCAGGATTTCGGGGCAAGACGCATTGCCAGCGCGGGCACGATCTGACGGTGCCCAACGCCATCGGCTTCGACAGCAACTCATCCAAGCGATTCTGCCGGCTGTGCCGCAACATGCGGAAGCTGGCGTCGCTCAAGCGAGCAGCAGCCAAGGAGCGCAAGTGCCAGGGTTGCGGCAACGTGGTCACGCACGGCAAGAAGTGGCGGTTCTGTTCGACGGAGTGCGAAGCCAAGATCCGCCGCCGCAACGAGGAGGAGCTAGCGTCTAACGCTGGTCACGTTGACGCTGTGTTGAGCCTGTACGACCAGCTTCACCGCGCTGCAACGTGGTGGGAGCGCGACGACATCAAGAAGCAGATCGCAGAACTGAAAGGCAAGCCATGATCTACGGTTACGACATGCGGGAGACGCCCAATCGGGCCGCTTTGTACGCCACGGTGTGGGTCGAAGTGAGAGGTCGGAGAGTGTTCCTGCACGCGACGCAGTACCGCAAGGCTCTTGCTCAGGTGCGGATCGACGCGCAGGAGTGCCTTGCCGCGATCCAGCGGGCATGTAAGTGAGCTACCACTTCTTCGCGGAAGGCGAGCCGAAAGGCCAGCCTCGCGTCAAGGCAACTCGTCGCGGCAAGTTCGTTAGGATCTACACGCCGAGCGTTGCTGATGCCTGGAAGGCGGCAGTCGCCTCGGCGTCGCTGACCGCCAAGCCATCGGCCTTGCTGACGGGTCCGCTACTGGTGCGGCTGGTGTTCTGGATGCCTCGCCCTCGTGCGTTGCAGGCTCGCAAGTACGCAGGCGAGAAGGCCCGCCCGCACACCAGCAAGCCGGACATCGACAACTTGGCGAAGGCGGTCCTCGACGCCTTGCACGAGTGGTGGGAGGACGACGATCAGGTGACCGTTCTCATGGCGTCGAAGTGGTATGCCCCCGTGGGCCGCCCGACCGGCGTCGATGTCCACATCCAAGAGCTACAAGCCTAGCCTCCTGCTGCGATCGCCTTCTGGACGGCAGCAGGAGTCACTTCTAGGTAGTGCGCGATTGCCAGCAGGGTAGCCCGATGCGGCTTCACCTTGCCAAGCCGAAGGTTGTAGAGCGTGCGCGTCGAGACGCCGAGTTCCTCGGCCACTTCGTCCCAGGTGCCATCGACGCGCTCAAGCAGTTGTTCCAGCGTAGGTTGCTTCATGCCTGCGTAGAGTAGCAAGATTTCTTTCGGTTTCCACTTGCTGCCGAAGGCCCTCCTGCGTATTCATGCAAGGGCATGAGCGAGATGCAAAACAACGAGCTTTCGACCGCTCTCTTGGTCGATCTTCCGCAGACCAATGGCGACTTGTGCGAGTTGCTGCTGAAGCTGTGGCCGAGCCTGTGCGCGCTGCGGCAGGTTCTGGGCCTACGCGGCAACTTGAACGCGGATGATGCGTTTTTTGCGGGCCAGATCCTGCATTCCCACATTGGCCTCATGGATGCCATCCAGAGGTATGCGGAGGTCCACGGCCATGGCTACCAGTCCATCTTCGCCCACGAGAAGTGGAAGAAGAATGGATGACCTCTCGTGGGTCGCTGACCTCATCACCAAGGACGACAAGGAGAACCAAGATGCGTGAAAGCACACCCGTCACCGACGAACAGGCGTGGCTCAAGGCGCGAGCGCACGATGTGACCTCGACCGAGGTCGCCGCCCTGTTCGACGCTTCCCCGTACACCACCGTCTACGAGCTTTGGCACCGCAAGAAGGCGGGCGAGGTCGCAACCAAGACCGACAACGAGCGCATGAAGTGGGGCCGTCGCTTGGAGTCGGCCATCGCCCTCGGCGTCGCAGAGGACCAAGGCTGGAAGGCCAGCCCGCGCAAAGTCTACGAGAGGCTGCCAGGGCTTCGCCTAGGCGCGTCGTTCGACTTCCAAGCGGAGCGCGATGGTCAGCTTGGCCTCATCGAGGTCAAGAACGTGGACAAGCACATCTTCCTCGACCAGTGGCACGGCGAGGGCGAGTCGCTTATCGCCCCGATGTGTGTTGAGTTGCAGCTTCAGGCGCAGCTCCTCGTCTCTGGCCTCACCTGGGGCTGCATCGTCGTGCTTGCCGGCGGCAACAGCGCGCACATCCTGCACCGCGAGGCCGACAAGCAAGTCCATGACGCGATCCAAAGCCAAGTGGCCGGCTTCTGGCGCAGCATCGAAGATGACGCTCCGCCGAAGCCAGACTTTGAGCGCGACGCCGACGAAGTGCGCCGCCTTCTGATGAACGTCGATGACGGCAAGGTGCTCGACGCCGACGAGAAGCTGGAAGCCAAGATCGCCACGCTGCTGCACGCGCAAGAGCAGGCGGCGCATTGGGAGTCGCAAGTCGAGGCCGGCAAGGCCGCGATCCTGTACGACGCCGGCACCGCCAGCAAGATCCGCTCCCGCTTCGCCACCATCTCCTGCGGCGTCGTCGCCGGCAGCGCAGGCAAGATCATCACGCCCGAGATGGTCGGGCAGACGATCAACGCTCGCTCGGGCTACCGAGCCTTCCGCCTCACCAAGAAGAAGTGACCATGACCGAAAGCAACGTTCCCGCGCCGGCACAGACCCGCGCTATCACGCCCATCGAGGGCTTCCGTCAGACCCTTCAAACCATGGAGCGCGAGTTCGCCGTCGCGCTGCCGCCGCAGATTCCGGTGGGCAAGTTCGTTCGCACGGTCATCACGACCGTCCAGATGAACCCCCAGCTTCTGGAGTGCGACCGGCGCAGCCTGTTCGCCACCGCCATGAAGGCGGCCCAGGACGGGTTGCTGCTCGACGGGCGCGAGGCTGCCCCGGTCGTTTTCCGCACCAAGAACGGCCCCCAGGTGCAGTATATGCCCATGATCGGCGGGCTTCTCAAGAAGCTCCGCAACTCGGGCGAACTGAAGTCGATCTCGGCGCACACCGTCCACGAGCACGACACCTTCGACTACGAACTCGGGGACGAGGAGCGCATCGTCCACAAGCCGCGCCTCGACGGCGACCGTGGTCGCGTGATCGCCGCCTACGCCGTGGCGAAGACGAAGGACGGCGGCATCTACCGCGAGGTGATGAGCCTGGACGAGATCGAGAAGGTCCGCAACGTCAGCCGCGCCAAGGATGCCGGCCCGTGGGCTAGCTGGTACGAGGAGATGGCCAAGAAGACCGTCCTGCGCCGCCTGATGAAGCGGTTGCCTTCCTCGGCGGACCTAGACTCCGTGGTCGAGGCGGACAACGAGACCTACGACCTCAAGCCCAAGCCGGTCGATCAGGCTCCGGTCAATCCGATGGCGGCCCTGAAGGCCAAGATCGGCATCGGCATCGAAGAGGCGACGCCGCCCTCGGCTCCCCCGATGGAAGACCACCCCAACGCCCCGCGCCCCGAGGACTTCCTCGACGCTCAGTGATTGACACGCTCGCGGTGTCGGCGCACACTTGCCGGCACCGTGAGCACGACTGACGATTGCTGTGAAGCCTGCGGGCGCAGAATGGGCGGCATGGGCTTGACCGCCCGCCGCTGGAACGGCGATCGCCTACAGGTGTGCTCCGGCTGCTTCACGCAGGGAGGTCACCATGGCGATTGTGCGGATCAAGGTCAGCCGCTTGGGCAACAAGTGCGGCCAGCATCACCACCGAGCTAAGATCACCGACTCGCTGGTGCAGAAGCTCCGCGACCTCAACGAGAACTGGGGGCTGGGTTGGCGCAGGCTGGCGGCGCAGTTTGAGCTAAACCCCAACACCGTCAAGTCGATCCTGTCCATGGCGCGGCGCAATACGCTCGCCGTCGAGTGGCGATGGGTCGATACCGACAACCCCTACCCGAACAAGGGCAAGAAGCGCAGAGGCAAGCCCAAGCCGCCCGTCATCCACCGGCCCGACTTGGCCGAAAGAATCGCCGCACTCCCCTAAGCTGCACACGTTCGACGGCTGAACAGGTGCCGCACTCCCCTTGTCGGCAAAGCCGGCGCGGCTGATCGGGTTTCGAGGGCCGCCGGTCGAACCTGGAGCGGGCGAGCCTGGGCGTTCTGCCGCGCCAACGGATGGCGAACGAACACAAGGCGAACGAACGGAACCCGAACGAACGGAAGGCTAACAAATAAAACCCTAACGCCGTTTGTTACAAACCCGGTACAGGATCGGGAATTATTCCCGTTGCAATCTACGGGTTCCGTGTTATAATGGGGGCATCTGACCGGGGATGCGCCCTGGACAGTTTCTTTCACAAGGGAGTTACGATGCAACGCAAGAAAAAGGCCACGGCCCGACCGTGGGCCGGTTTGGTGTTCGTCGGCGCGGCTACGGTATGGGCTTACGGGGCGACTCGGGAAGCCGCCGCCGCCGCCGCCGCAAAAGAGTCGGCCCGGACTTTCGTGCGGGGCCGCGCCCGCCGCGTCACCGTCGCCTGGAATGTCAACCTTTACGAACTGGGCGAATGGCGGGACTGGAACCGCGACGCGTGGGACGGTGCGGTGACGGTGACGCGTGCCGACGGTAGCGAGTTCGTCGCGCCACTCGATTCGGTCGCCGTGGTCAACGCCTGAAAAAAAACGCCCCCGGGGTTGACAACCCGGGGGCGACTTCCTATCGTCACGCTCGCCGCCCGCTAGCCGCGCGGCCCCGCCCCGTAGGGGGGCGGCAGGAGTTCCGATCCGATGCATCACGACGAAAACACTACGGGCGCGCCCGCGCCGGTTCCAGATTCCCCAGGGTTGCACGCTCGTGCATGGTGGCGGCCCTTCGCCCTTGCCGTGGCCGACGGCATGATGCGCGGCGCGCCCGTGCTCGAAGCCGCCGTAATGGCGGCGGCGCAAGTAGGCGGCAACTTGTCGGCGCATGGTCTTCCCGCCGCGCTCGCGACGTGCTCGACTAGGGATTGGACGCTGCGCCGCAGCATCCCCCGCGACGGCTCGCCCCTCGCCCGCGCCTTGTGGCGGCAACTTCAGTTCGCGTTCGGGCGCAATCTCAACCTGGGCGGCCTTTTCTCGGCGCGGGCGGAAACGACCGACGCCGAATACTCCCTTGCCGAAGATGTCGCGAACATCCTGGCGATCCTCGCCCGTGGAAGCAACGCCGGGGCCGATCGGTGGAGCAACGCCCTTGGATACGGGGGGGGCGAAGCATGAAAGCCTACGCCTACAGCTTGGCGGCCCTGGGCGCGACGCTCCGCGACGCCCGGCTTGCCGCCGGTTTGTCGCAAGCCGACGTTGCCGATGCCGCCGGCTTGAGCCGGCAAGCGGTGTCCCGCATCGAAACGGCGACCGATTGCCCGCTAGTGTCGAGCGTTGCCGCGATCGTCGCCGCTACCGGGGCGGATCCCGTGGCCGTTCTGCGGCAAGGGGGGAACCATGGCTAATCCTACCGGCTACGAAGTTTGGCGCGGTGCCAGCGTGATCGACGGTGCGCCCGTCGTTGTCATCGTGACGTTGCGGTCGCTCAACCGCAAGACGGGCGCGATGCTGCAAAGCTGGATCCTGCGCCAGGATATGGACCCCGTCGCGGCGGTCCGGTCCGGCGACGATGCCGCGATATGCGGCGCGTGCATCCACCGGGGCGATCCGGCGGAAGGGCGCGGTCGATCGTGCTACGTTAACGTCGGGCAGGCTCCCCTGTCCGTCTTCCGCGCATGGCGGCGGGGCCGCTATCCGGTGGCCACGCTGGCGCAAGTAGTGGCGTGGCATCCGGTCCCCCTGCGGCTTGGAGCCTACGGGGATCCGGGGGCGGTTCCCGCTAGCGTATGGTCCGCCGCCGCTGCGGTCCCCCGGACCGGCTACACGCACCAGTGGCGCACGCGGCCCGACCTGCGGCATCTTGCCATGGCATCGTGCGATTCAATCGGCGAAGCGGCGGAAGCGGCGGCGCAGGGTTGGCGCGCCTTTCTTGTGGTGCCGACGGATGACGCCATGCCGCGATTCCTGCCGGGCGAGGAAGGGGCGCGCCGCGTGGTCCCCTGCCCGGCGGTGACGCGTGGGACGACCTGCGCCGCGTGCCGGATTTGCGACGGCGCGTCGGCGAGGAAGCCCCACGTCGCGATCGTGGCGCACGGTAGCGGCGCGCCAAACTTCGCCCCCTTGCAACCCGGCAACCTGTAGGTTAAGTTTCCCCCCGCCCCGCCGGTTGCGCCCACGGCGGGGGCGGTTCACCTAGGGCGCGGGAGTAGACCGATGCTAGACCGTTCGACCGATCGTCACGCCTTGCTTGGCGTTTCCCCCGTCCCGTGCGCCGCATCCGCCATCCTTGGAGGGCGTTGCGAGCACGATGCGCGAACCGTCGCGCACCTGTACGATGAAAGACGCTACGGACCCGGCGGAACCGTCGCCGTGCCGGCGTGCTGGGAATGCCACGCCCTGCTGTTGCTCGCCCTCGCCCCCGCCACGGACCGCCGCTACCTTGCCCGCACGGATGACGAACCGACGGGGGACGCGATGCTAGACGCCGGCATTGTGTACGCGGCCCTGCGGTTCGCACGGGGGCACGCATGATCCCGCCCCGCATCGGCCACCGTTGGCGTACCGTGGCGATCGTCGGCTACTCCGGCCCCGTGTCCCGCGACGAAGACCGGCGGGCGCATGGTGGCGTGTGCCTTTTGCAGTTGCGTCGGGCACGTTCCGGCATCCTCGCCCGCAAGGTGAACAGCAACGGACGCCATGCGGAAGTCGGCACGCCGTGGACGCCCGACGCCGATACCGTGGCTCACTGGGGCCGCATCGGGGGCGCGCAGTGAAGCCCCCGCAAGGCTGGCGCGTGTATCACGCTCGCGAGGCGAGGATGCCTAGCCGCCACGGCGTCGCGGCGGGGCACGAAGGCGACTGGCACTACACGCCTGACGATTGCCCTATCGGCCTTGTGTGGTCGGGTGGCTACCGGACCCGCCGCGACGCAATCGCCGCAGTGTGGCGCGAGGTGTCGCAAGCCGCGTGGGAAGCCGCCGACGAATAGCGGCCCGCCCCGCCCCGCCCGTATCGTGGGGCGCATCGTCGCGACGAATCCTGCACTATATCGCCGGCTATGCCCGGCGAACTGCAACATAGTGCATGGTCTCCCGATCTTGCGGCGGCGGTTGTTGCGCTTGTGGCGGAAGGCAAGTCCCTTGCCGAAATAGCGTTACGTCCGGGGATGCCGACGGAGGGGGCGGTGAAGGGGCGGAGAAAGGCCGACCCCGCGTTCGCCGCCGCGTTGGCCGATGCGCGCCGCGATGCCGCCGACCGGCTGGCGAGCGAGTGCCTGCGGATCGCCGACGCCAGGGACACCGACGACCCCGACGACGTGGCGCATCGACGCCTGCGAATCGAGACGCGCCAACGGCTGGCCCGAGCGTGGCATCCGTCCACCTACGGCGACCAAACGCGCACGACGCTAGCCGGCGATCCAGCTGCGCCGGTCGTGCTCTCCGACGCCGATAGGGCCGCTCGCATCGCCGCCATCCTGGCGAGCGCAGGAGAGCAAGGCGCGCCCGCGTTGCCGTCACCCGACGCCTAGGGCGATCGACGGCAGGGCCGACGCCAGGACGCCAGGGCGCAGCACGCCAGGGGGCGAGGGGCCGACGCCAGGGCGCATGCCGCGCCGACGCCAGGGCAGGCGCAACGCCCGACCGCGCACGCGAGGGGGGTGGGGTGGGGGTACCCCCCTTTTTGCGGTCGCTCGCGGGTTGTTATCCCCCCCCTTCCCAAGGGCAAGCCAACTCAATCTTCTCGGCAAGACTGCCGTGCATCTTGGTGCTGCTGTCGTTCTGCTCCC